TATTCTAACGCTGCTGCGCGCCGCCACGATTTTGCTCCAGATACACCTGCAATGGCTAAAAACGCTAAGAAATTTGCTAAAAGAGATGCCGGTGCAGATCTTGCTCGTAAAAAACTAGCTGCCCGCAATGAAGAAGTAGAATTGGATGAAGCTTTGACTGCTGCTCAGCGTCGTGCAATCGAAGATCACCAAGATAAAATGCGCGAAAAATCTGCAGCTAAAAAGGCCGCAAAGAATAAAAATGTTAAAAGCGTTAAAGGCAAATACGGATACGGTAAAATGGATGACGTAGATGAAGCCTTCGGTGATTGGCAAGTAAAAACTAATAAGATTACTAAAACTTATAAAGCCCGTCATGCCGGTGAAGCTCTACGCAAAGCTAAGTCGTCAGGTCACTTTGGTAACATTGCATTAGATGCTAAACACGTATCTAAAGTAAACGAAGAAGTAGAACAAATTGATGAAGCTGTATCATTTAAAAAAGGTCCAGTTCGTTTGGGAGATGGCAAACAAGTTATGGTTTCAGCACAAGACGCTGAGTTGCTAAATCAAATGTTTAAAAATTTAGATCCACGTAATAGAACTACTATGAGCAAATTTGTAGTAAAAAATAAAGATAACTTTGCAGAAATTCTAGACTTCGCGAAGCAGGCGAACTAAGAATTATAAATATAACTAAATAATATATCAAGGGTGTTAAAATGAAATTAATCAGCGAAGTTGTAGAAGATTGTAACGTCACTACACAACTTGATGAAGCTACGGGTCAAAAGTCGTACTTCATCGAAGGTATCTTTATGCAAGGCGACATCAAGAATCGCAACGGTCGCATCTATCCTTCAGCGGTTCTACAAAAAGAAATGAATCGTTACCAGAAGGATTTCATTGATACCAAAAGAGCACTTGGAGAGTTAGGACACCCAGAAGGTCCAAGCATTAATGGTGATCGTGTTTCACACTTGATTACCGAAATGAAACAGGATGGTTCTAACTTTACAGGTAAAGCTAAAATTTTAAGTACTCCGATGGGTAATATCGTTAAAACGTTTATGGACGAAGGTGTTCTTATTGGCGTATCAACTCGTGGTCTTGGATCTGTTAAACAATCTAAATCTGGTATTATGGAAGTTCAAGACGATTTCCATCTTGCCACTGTAGATATTGTTACTGATCCATCGGGTCCTAATTGCTTTGTAAACGGCATCATGGAAAATACTGAATACTACTACGATATCGCTTCTGGAAACTGGTTACCACAAAATGGTTCAGTTGAAGAAGTTATCGAAGAGATTCAACAGGAAATTGAAAAAGAAGTTAGACGCGTCGTTCATCGTGTTGATGAAAGCACGGCAGCTCGTCTATTTGAGCGCTTTGTTAAATCGCTTAGAAACTAATTTTTATAAATAATTAACATAAAGAATAACCTAATAAAAGGAGTAGAACATGTCAAATGAGCTAGACGAAATGAAAGTCGCTGGCACTGGCGGCGCCGGAGTTCCACCTGCTGAGTCAGCGGAACCTACTACGGCTAAAGGCGGTGCAGTAGCTAAGAAAAAAGCAGACGTTAAAAAATCAGTAGATCCTAAAGCTGATAAAGTAGACGCTGTAACTCCAGGCCAAGGTGCTGTTAAAGAAGAAGCTGAAGAAGCTGAATCTGAAGTAGTAGTTGAAGAAGTAGTAGAGGTTGAAGAATCAATCCAAGCTATGTTCGAAGGCATGGATCTTTCAGAAGAGTTTAAAGATAAAGTATCTTTGGTTTTTGAAGCTGCAGTAAACGAAGCTGCAACTGCTAAAGCTGAAGCCGTAATTGCAGAAAAAACTGAAGCACTCGAAGCAGAAATGACAGAGTCAGTTAATACTGCAGTTGAAAGCATTGTAGAAAATCTTGATTCATACCTCGACTATGTAGTTGAAGAATGGATGAAGGAAAATGAACTTGCTATTGAAACTGGTATTAAAGTTGAAATGGCAGAATCATTAATGGATGGTCTTAAAGGCTTGTTCAATGAGCACAACATTCAAATCGACGAAGAAACTGTTGATGTAGTTGCTGGTCTAGAAGAACAAGTAGAAGAGCTTAAAGGTACTGCAAACGAAGCTATTAACGAGAACGTTGCACTACAGCAAGAAATTGCATCTCTTAAAGCTGAACGTGTTTTTGAAGAAATGACTGAAGATCTTACGATTACTCAGCGTGAGCGTCTAAAAGTACTTTCAGAAAAACTAGATGTTAGCGACATGGCAGAATACAAAGCAGACCTTGAGACTTTGAAAGAATCTTTCTTTGCAAATAAAAAGGTAATTGCAGAAGAAGTAGAAGAAGAGCAAGAAATCATGACTGAAGAAGCAGCACCTGTTGCTCGTCCAGTTTCTGAGCATTCTTCGATCAATGCTATTGTTGAGGCTCTAAATGCAAGACAAAAGTCAGCAAAACAATAAATTATATAAATAGATTCAGATAGAACTTTATTAAACAAGGAGATAGATAAAAAATGTCACAGTCTAACTATCAAGCGCTTGTGGAAAAGTGGAGCCCAATTCTTGAGCACGATTCTTTTTCACCAATTGCAGATCAACACAAGAAAAGCGTAACAGCTACTATTCTTGAAAACACAGAACGAGCTCTTATGGAATCAGGTGATCTATCTGCTTCTATGACGACTCTTACCGAATCACCACTTAACTCTGCTGGTACAGGCGGTTACGGTGCAGGTGCAGATGCAGGTGGCCCTGTTGCTGGTTACGATCCAGTACTTATTTCACTAGTACGTCGTGCTATGCCTAACCTAATGGCATACGACATCGCAGGTGTACAGCCAATGACTGGCCCAACTGGCTTGATCTTCGCTATGCGTTCTAAGTACGCTAACACTACACCAGCTGCTACTACTGAAGCATTCTACGGCGAAGCTGATACTGACTTCTCTGGTACTGGTACTCACGCTAACGCTCTAGGTGCTGGTTCAGAAACTACTGGTACTGGTATGGAAACTGCAGCTGCTGAAGCCCTAGGCGACGGTAATGGTACTAACTTTGCAGAAATGGCGTTCTCAATCGAGAAAGTAACTGTTGCTGCTAAGTCACGTGCACTAAAAGCTGAGTACACTACTGAGCTAGCACAGGACCTTAAAGCTGTTCACGGTCTTGACGCTGAAACTGAACTTGCTAACATTCTTCAATCAGAAATCTTGGTTGAAATTAACCGTGAGCTAGTTCGTACTATTTACACTAACGCTGTTGCTGGTGCTGCTGGTACTGCTTCTGCTGGTACTTTCGACCTTGACGTTGATGCTAACGGTCGTTGGTCTGTAGAGAAATTCAAAGGTTTGATGTTCCAAATCGAACAAGAAGCTAACGCTATCGCTAAAGCTACTCGTCGCGGTAAAGGTAACATCGTTATCTGTTCTTCAGACGTTGCATCTGCTCTACAAATGGCTGGTGTTCTTGATTACACTCCAGCTCTTAACAGCAACAACCTAAACGTAGATGATACTGGTAACACATTCGCTGGTGTCCTAAATGGTCGCTACCGCGTGTACATCGATCCATATGCAGGTGCTAACTACCTAGTAGTTGGTTACAAAGGTTCTTCTGCATTCGATGCTGGTCTATTCTACTGCCCATACGTACCTCTACAAATGGTTCGTGCAGTTGGCGAAAACAGCTTCCAGCCAAAAATCGGGTTCAAGACTCGTTACGGCATGGTTGCTAACCCATACGCTAAAGGCGCTACAGTTGGTGCAGGCGCATTGGACGCAAACTCTAACGTTTACTACCGTCGTGTAGCAATCGCTAACTTGTTCTAATAACGAGTACATAATAAGAAGCCCGGATAAAACCGGGCCACTTATAATAAAAACATTGAGGGATCTTAGGATCCCTCTTTTTTTATCCGTTGTTTTCTAGACGTACTGGTTCCAGTACAGCTTCTGCAAATTGCATAAACTCTTCACTTTTAGCTGCTTCTTGCGCCAAGTTAGATGCGTGATAAATGCGTGCTAGCTTATTGAAGTCTTTCTTCGGTACCATGCAATCTTCCAAAATTTTAGCTGCAATTTCTTTCTGATGATCCTTTTCAGCTTCAACACGGATAAATGAATTAGACATTTCCTGCAAAGCTGCTTGGATCTGTTTGCGGTGCTGTTCAGTAATCACTGTAGGCAACGTGTCGTCATTTACAATACTCATAATATATTCTCCTAGGCTAAGTATTCTGGTAGACTATCTACCTTGTTTAAAAAATCTTTGTAAGCTGTTTCAACTTTATCTTGATTATAGAACATGTATTTTAGTAATCTTTCCCATACGTTTTTTTCAACCATAGGATAAGCAAACGAAAATACTATTGCTTCATAATGTTCATAGTTTCTTTTAGATTGTATATTCCAAAATTTGGTTAGTTCAGCGTCTGTATAAGGCTTTTGTCTAGCTGTTTGTTGTGGCGCATTGTGATATAAAGTATCGTCATAAACTATATGTACTGTATAACCACCGGTTGCCCACCAAGGTACATTGTTGCACGGTCTCTCAACAGAATTTATTATGTTATCATACCAATGAATATCGCAATTTAAATCATTCATACTTTTTATGAAATCTGATTTTTGTTGCTTAGTATTAAATAACACTCCAATGTATCTGTGCTTTGAGTCGTCATGTCCTTGGCAACTAGTAAATGTTAGGTAACCTTTTTCATGTAATGCAAGTACCGCGCCCCTTACTCTAGGTTCTAGATTTCTTTCCATAATATTAGAGTATTGGCTTACAAATGTACT